CGCTACCAGAACTTACAAACTGCTCCTATTCCTTTGGGAAATGGGATTGTAGACCCGCCAGCGCAGCAATTGGTTGCGCTTGACATTGATGCTAGGATCGACTGGTACGGGAGCTATATTGTGCTCCAGGAGCAAGTGATGCTCATTAACGAGGATCCCGTGCTTAATTCTGCGGTATCTGTCCTTGGTCAATCGCTAAGAGAAACCGAGGATCAGCTAGCCCGTTCAATGATGGAAGGGGGCGCGCCGCCAATTAATTGTACCTCTGGTACCAACGGTGACAACCCAACAAACATAAGCCCATTGGATTGCAGCAAGGCTGTTCGCTTATTGCGCACTGCCAACGCTCAATTCATTATGGACTTGATTGAAGGCGAAAATAAATTCGGTACTGCACCGGTTAGAACTTGCTTCTTTGGATTGGGCCACACTAATCTTAGTGCTGACCTTGACCAAATGGTGGGCTTCCAGAACGTGGCACAGTACGCGAATACAGCGAATTTGTTGCAATCAGAATGGGGTGTAATGCGAAATATTCGCTTCCTGCTCTCTTCTGTTGGCTCAATTTTGCCAAATGCCTCTGCTAACTTGCAGGATGTGTATAACATCTTCCTGCCCGGGCAAGAGTCATATGACATGGTGGACCTTGATGGCTACAGTGCACAGTTTATCTATGCGCCGCCAGAAATTGCCTCTCCTCGTCTGAGGCTCTACCAAACTGCGGGCTGGAAAATGGCTCAAGTGTTCAACATCACGAACACGTCTTGGATCGTAAACCTACGCTGCACGCTTGCAGTGGCACTATAAGGAGGAAAGTTTATGTCAGCTCAAATCCTTACGGGGTCATTTGTAAACGTGGCTTCAACAGCTAAGTTTGTTCCAATTGCAGCTCAAATTAATTCTTTTAGACTGTGGAACTTGACTCGTTCAGGCGTCACATCTCAGGGAGTTGCGGGATCGTTAACCTCAGATAGAATTACCTATGCTGAATTTAACCCTAATCTCATGAGTGCAGGAACTGCTTTAATTAAACAAAACGGAACTGCACCCAGTGTGCTTGCACCTTGGAATAACGGTGTATTGCCTCAAAATGGCTTTACTTTGTTTGATGCAGCGAACCAAGTCAAAGGGCCAAATATCGCTGTTTCGTCCTTTGTTCCTAACGCAGCTAATACCGTCTTTACTTGTGGCGCAGCTCATGGCTTCGTTGTTGGTGATAACGTACGTATCGGTTCTATGACAAGCGCGCCGGAACTAGGTGGCCTTGTAATGACCGTTACCGCGGTCGGTGGTGGTGGTACAACATTCACAACTTTACTGGATTCTGCGAATTCATTAACGTCTGTCGGTGTTGTGTACAAAGTTGGCAATGCAGGATTACCCCCTCCATCGCTATACTACCCTGAATATAGGGCGATTGCTCGCATTAGCCTTGCAAATCCGATGGTTGTTGTGACTTTGGTTCAGCAAAATTACCAAGTTGGTGATGTTGTGACCTTCCAAATTCCTACTGCTTATGGAATGCAAGACCTTGATGCAGGCACAGACGGCTTGCCTTATCAGGCTACAGTAACCGCAGTAAACAACGCAGTTGGCACGCAATCCTTGACTTTTGGGGATGTAGACAGCTCAGGTTTTACGGCTTTTGCTTGGCCATTGGCAGCTAGCTATCCTGCAAGCTTGCCCGTAATGCTACCTTATGGTGAAGGGAACTTGAATCAACTTTCCGGAGTTGTACCTGCACCTTTAGCCTACGGTAATCAAAATATTTTGGGACTAGTAAGGCAAAACCTTGGCTCTCGTGGTATTTTGATCGGCACTGGAGACGGAACAAACGCCGTTTCAACTGGCGGTTTGATAGGCTCTACTACAGACGCATGGATGTGGGAAGCTACAACTTCATCGCAGACATATTACTAAAAAATAATTGATAGGGGGTTTCGGCCTCCTATCTTTTTTTTAATAGAGGGTGAAATGGCAAGACAGAAAAAGAATAATAATGTAAAAATTGAAGTTAACAAAGAGGGTAGTATGTCAGAAGCTGAAGTGTTAGAGTCATTGGAAAAAGATATTGATCAGGCTCGCTTGGAATTAGAGGCAACGAAGCGTGAAATCGAAGAAAAAAAGGTTGAAGTTGCATCTGGGGCAAGACGAGAAGTTAGTGCTGATGAGAAGTCTATCACTGAGAGACAAACCAATCGCAGTGTTAAGAATGCAGCTCTTCAAGCAAAGATCGAAGCGCAGCAGGCAATTGATAGCCAAAAAGTAACAGGTAAATTCATTAATTTACGAGCTCCCGGTCAATCTGTCAAACTAACCTATATGCGATACGCCGAAGACCCTGTCAAATGGTATCATTTGGAAGATGGCAAGGTTTATACTATTCCTCGTGGATTTGCCGATGATATTAACAATCATTATTTCACTCCTAAGTTCATCCAGAAGAGCGAGCCAATGGACCCATCGCAGCCGATGTCGCAAATTCAGGAAGTTGACAAGAGTAATAAGAAATATGCGTTTGTGTCTACTAGCTATTAACATGAAGTGTTTTATAAGGTAATTAATGAGCAGTAGCAGTGTTATTACATACTACCCAGGTTATTCTCAACGTCAAGTGAGTGAAAACTATGTGGTGAGGACTATTTCGGATATTACTAATGCAAATCCTATGGTTGTTACTACAGTGAACGATCACGGGTATAATGCCGGTTTAAAGGTAAGATTCCTCATTCCGATTAATTTTGGAATGGTGGAATTGAATAAAGTTGATGGTCAGGTTGTTTCTGTGACAAGTGACACGATGACAATTAATATTGACTCAACGAATTTCACTTCATTTGTAGTGCCTAGCCCATTGCCGGAAGCTTATACACCACCTAGTGTGATACCAAACTCTTCAGGACCTTATCTTCCTCCTCTTCCGTTACCTTTTGGTAATCAGGATAGCTTTGAAGGAACAATCTATAATAACGGAGCTATCTAGTGGTAACGTTGGCCGAAATGCGCTCGACCGTAAGAAGAATGACCGGACGGTATAGCACTTCTAGTATGCAAGACGCTCAAGTGGATAATTACATCAATCTGGCGTATACGATCCAATTTCCCGAGCAATTTAAGAACTTAAAGCTCTTAAAGCCGTATGTCTTTTTGACTACCCCAAACGTTGATACCTATCAATTTGTCTATCAAAATGGCTTGGTATCTGTTGCTACAAGCCCAACGCCAACGGCGATTCCCGGAAATATTGCTATTGGACCACCTGCCTACTGCCAAGGCTACGTTTTGCGGTATTTTCAAGATAAGTCAACGTTTTATAATCGCTGGCCTAAACTTACTGTAAATCAACAAATTGGTGTAGGTGACGGAACGGTCGGTGCTTATTCAGGAACCATACCAAATACTCCTTTTCTACGAGCTCAATTAGATATTTTTGGGAATGTAACGGAAGCTGCGGTAATCATTTCAGCTTATGATGATTTAGGTTTTAGCTACTCTTTAACAGATGTTCCCTCGGGGGGATTACCAACCGGAAACCTTGTTGATTCTCTGCAAAATGTTGTAGGAACTGTTAACTATTTTACAGGCGCTTATACCTTTACTTCGGTGACGGGTGCTATTCCTACAACAGCTACTATTTATGCCTCTGTCGTTCCTTATCAAGCTTCAAGACCAACGGATATTTTCTTTTATAATCAACAGTTGGTTTTACGACCTGTTCCACAACAAGTTTATCAAATCGAATTACAAATTCAGCAGCAGCCAACCGATTTAATTGCAGATGGGGACCAACCGGAGCTTGATGAGTGGTATCTCTTTATTTGTTCTCTAGCTTCTGAGTTGATATATACTGACTTTCCAGATCCCGAAGGTATGGCATACCTTAAGCCAATTTTGGATCAGCAAAGATTAATTGCCCAGAGAAGAACGCTAAAACAATTAAGTAATCAAAGAGCACAAACGATATTCAGCCAACCAACAAGGCCATTAGGCGGATATTTCTATGGCTCAAACTATAGCGGTAATTAAAACTATTTTATCTAGCCTAGGGGGCACCCGAAAAGCACTATCCCAGTGTCTGGCTCGATTTTAAGGGAATCAACTTGGGAGGTTGATGTGGAAACTGAATGTTTAAAAAAGAATATATTAGATAGAATAAAAATAGAAAATGAATGTTGGATTTGGCAAAAATCTATTTTAAAAGA